TCGTTAAAGACTTCTCAATATACCAACCGCCTGGCCCTTGAAAACCGTGGTCAAAATAACTGACCCATGGCATTTCTTCACCTTCGGGGGTAGGTAGGAAACGGATTATTGCAAACCCATTACCACTCTTATCGAGTTCGGGTTTCCAAAATCTGTCATCGGAATAGGACTTTTTTTCTCCTTGAGTAGGGGAGGCAGATTCCATTGCTGCCCTTAACTTATCTAATGATGTCGACATTGTATTCTCCTATTGTATCGCATTGTATTAGCATCGTATTGCATTTTATCTAAAGTCAAAAAGTGAACTCTCACCTAATGACCACCTATCCTTACTATTTTCAAAATAAGTAAGTTCATTATATATGACTTTGTTGCATTTGTCTAGAGGGTTTCTGAAATAAACATCAACCTCTTCAAACAACTCGTCTTCAAGTAGGGATACAAACTGCATTTTTTGAATGTAGTTAACTGTATCGTCCTTATTATATTTAGTCTTGTAATGTTCTGTACCTTCATAAACATTACTAACACTATCTATATCGGGGTCTAGTGCATCGAAACCCACTAGAGTAATATCTTTATATCCATTGTAAGCTGCATATCCTAATGCACTAATTCCACAAAAGGTGTTCTTGAGCTTTGGAAAATTATACATAATAATGTTCTCATTAGCCCCCACTGGATAAGCAGTAAAGTAAACCTCATCTCCTTCCCCTTGTAATACAAAATGAGTGTCGTCCTCGGAACGATTTTCTATTATTTTCACGGGCATGGTCGAATGCATGAACTTCAAGTCTTCATACAATTCAATCTCCATAGGATTCCAATCTCCTACTGCAACTCTTCCATTTTCTAAACACCCGTCCACCACGGCTTGGTGTTGCATAGGTATGTCATGTACAAATAATAAATCGGGTGTATAGTCTCTGTATATTCCATTGCAACCCCACCACTCGCACCCGTACGCGTGTAGTTTCTCCATGTCGAAGTCTAATCTACTTGGGCCATTACCGATTATGTAGAGCATAGTTCTATTAGTTTAGTTTTGTATTCTTGTTGTGGGTAAGATAAGAAAGCTTTGTATTTGTTTATCTTGTTATGTACATCAGGATATACAACCTTCTCTTGTATTAGTCTCTCCCAGTCTTTTGTGAATCCGATTATCTCGTCCATGATACAAAGTGTCTCTAAACTTATCTCACTTCCTAGATATGCTTTTAATAGTCTAGGGTGTTGTCCTTTGTTTACCTTTAACAGTGTATCAATCTTATACTTCCTAACTTGGTCTGATACTTCTGTCTCAAACATGTAAGTTAGTTTTTGTTGTCTCTTCTTCCAGTCTCTATATCTTCCGTCACATTCGTTCTCTAAAAGTTCACCAGCCCAAAGGTCATAAACAGATAGATTTGCAATATAGAAATCTTGTAAATTGTTCTTATACTTTTTGTATAGTTTACCAAAATGATATTTGTCTTTTCGTTTGATAAAGGAATTGATATCTGCCTTTACCTTCCCGTTGTATCTGACAAAGTTATAGTCCTTAGAATAGAAGTGTAGCTTTATACCAAGATAAAGTGTGTATGCATCATATCCTTCACGACTTGTCATTACTTCACTAACTGAATGTTAGTGGTGGCTTCAACCCATGCTTTGCATACTTGTTCGTTAGTTGGGATAACATAAACCACATTTAGGAATTTAACTTCTTCGGGATTCTCTTTACCCGTCACTGCTACACCATGGGCAAAACCCATACCCTTTTCTGTTTGAACAACCATTCGTGGTTTTTTAAGAACCACAGTTGCATCTTCGAATGATTCGAGTTCACCAACATACTCTCCACTAATTGTCACTACTGTGACTGTATCACCTGCTTGCATTATTTTTTCTCCGTAAAGAAACCAATCAAAGTTGATTGACTTCGTGTATGTCTATTAATCATGTTGAGTTGTTCTGCTTCAGCTTGCAGCTTTTCCTTGAGTGGTGCAGAGATTAATCTCTTTGCACTCTCGGGTTCAACCTTATTAAGTTCACATACTTTTATTATTGCTGACATTATGTCTGTATTACCTTTTCCTCTGGCAACCAATTTTTCGACTTGTTCACTAAATTCTTTTCTTGTTATCATTTCAAATTCCATACAAATTTTCGTATTGTTTTCTCAAAGAGTATAACTCTTCAACATAATCTTTTGGGTCACATACGAATACTTGAAAAGAGTTTGCACCTTCTACTGCTACAAGAGCCATGCATTCTTCTATCTCATGTCCTGTTAGTTCTTCAACCATGATTGCATATGCAGTCATTTGTAAGAACCAAGGTTCTGCCATGTGAGCCTCCTTCATCTTTGCACTTGATTTGAAATCAATGATTGCAAGATTACCCTCAAACATACCGACACAATCTACTCGTCCTGCCATTTTAAGATTAGTAGAATACATAGGAGCCTCTAATGCAAGAGGAACTATCTCGTCCAGTATTGGTCTTATAGCACGAAACATTCCTTCTTGTAGAATGTTCTCAAACTCTATGAACTCTTTTTCCTTCCTAAGATAGTCTTCGACATGTTGGTGGAATTGAGTTCCTCTTCGTGCAGCCATAGTGGAGACTTTGTTTGCAGTTTCTTCACCGACTCGTTGTCTCCATAGTTTGATTTGTTCTTTAGTCTTCAAACCACATACAGTTGTGACACTTGGATATGCATTACCTTCTGAATCAATGTAATGTCTTTTACCGTCTCTTGTCTCTGTCTTTAAATCTAGATTTTCCAACTCGGGAATATCTAGTAATGTGGTTCTCACTTTAGTCATAATTATATTTTACTTCTTTTTGGATTGTATGTCCATATGCTTTTTGATTGTCTGTACAGACTTCTCTCTTTTGATATCTTTACTTCCATGTCTTGCATGAACTTCTGAGCCTGGGTGTGCGTCTCCAATCTTATTCAATACATCTTTGAATCCACCGTCAACCTTTACACGGTCACCGTGTCCACCTACAATCTTAGGTGCAGATATCAATTGTGATAAGTGGGGATTGTTTTTCTTGAACTCGTCAAGGTCTTTGTATGACATTGTATATTCTTTAATGTCACCAGTCTCTTTATTTAAGAAATCGTAATTAGGCATATTGTTCCATGAAAGTAGGAACGGGTCTATCCGTCCATACTGCAAATCTACTCTTGTAAACTTGATAGTATTTATGATACGCTTCAAGACTTGATTCTGTTTTGACATCGTCAGGCATAGCTTGTGGTGGTTCTTTCCACTCACCTAGTTCCATGTTTCTAGGAATTTCATTTAGTATCTCTCTGAGTTTAGAATCAGTCATGTGTACTTTACCATATCTGAATGTGTACTCGTCACATAATGCAACAAACATATCATACATAAATTGATATTGGATTGCATTTTCTCTTACCCATTTTGCACTGGGGTGATTTATGTGGGAAGCCTTGTACAAGACTCCTTCCATATTTGAGTTAGGGTGTTTCCACCTTTTGATTCTACGACCACCTAGTGTTTGACTAATGTATTCTGTACCGTCTAACATTCTATGTGCAGTAGAAAGCATTTGTGCATACTCGATAATCATCTTGCATACATGTTTGTCACAATGCAACTTTGCAGATTCTACTGGGTCTTTATGTAAGTAAAAAATGTTCATGCTTCTCTGTCAATATCCCACTTGATTCTTTTCTCATAGTTAGACTTTTTAAGATTGACATCTTGTTGGTCTAAATCTCTATTGAGTTTCCACTTGTATAACCATGGTGCATTCTCTCTTTCAGCGTCCATGAATATTGCATTTGTAAATCCAACAGGGATTATTACAGCCATGTGAACTATGATACTCACAACGATATCATAACCTAACCAACCCATATAATAACTTGCAACGAATCCAAAGTATACAGACCACATTACAAACAAGACTAATGTAAAATACATTTGTAGACTTGGGTCGGGTATATGTTTTAGTGGATTGAACCTTGCGTCCATTACCACTCTCCAACAATCAACAACCCACATAGTGAACCGTTGAAAGATATTATTTCGATAATTCATAATACTATTCTATCACTCCTTGTTAATATAGTCAATATGGTTTAAAATTTGTCTTGGTCAACACCACGGGTATTGAAGTTTCCTTTTGTTCTTCCCTCTCTGTAATTGAAAGGAACCGAGACTGCAAACGGGTCTGATAATCCTTTTCCAACCCACTTGAATTTATTATAAACAGTAGAAGGATTTACATGGTCATAATATCTTACAACACATGTATCATTCTCTTCTGCATAAGATTCTACTTCTTCGTAAGTTCCGTAGACTTCTTCTCCGTTATCTAGTTTTGCAAGTTCAACCATTTCTTCTATCTTGAGCTTGTCTTTTCTTTTTCTCTAGCTCCTTTTTACTAGGAACTTTTTGTTGTTGTTGAGGTTGACTCATTTTCCTATATCCTTTATATTGTTTTTTCCAATGACTTGATATGCACCTTTGTTGTATGCTGGTGCAATAGTATACTGAGAAGATATCTTTAGTTTCTCTCTTTCCCACTCTAGGTTTTTCTGACCACCGCCACCACCTTTGAGTAATGCAGAAGGAATCTTCTCTGTCTCAGATACTTCTCTGACCACACGGTCAAAAACCTTTTGTTGTTGTTCTATCATTTCTAGATACTTCTGTTTCTTTGACTTCTTAGTGAATGCCTTGGTCTTTCTTCTTTTACCATGAGGCCCATATCTAATAGAACTTGTTAAGTTAAGATAACCCATTACTTGTAAAATATATGTGCGTTGATTTGTACTGTCTCATTCAAATGTTTTGCCCAGTACGGATTGATATAGTATGCATGATACCACATTGCACCCTCAGTGATATCGGGGTGTTCATTCATCATAAAGTTGTTTGCAACTTGTACAGACTTTATCCATGTCTTTGAATCTTTAGGTTCGTCTGACTTACCGTCACAAAACCAACTGAACTGACATTGTCCTATCACAGGAACTTTGGTTCCTCTCCAAGATGTTCTCCATTCCTTTACATCATAAATTACACCACAATAGGTATCGGGGAACTGTGAGTCCTCAACACGATTTCTCACTACATGTGCAACTGCAAGTTTACCAGCTAGGGGTTGATTACCTGCCTCAAAGTATATGTTCTTTGCAAGACAAAAGGCTTCACCGTTCTCGTCAAATGCAATTGCTTTACCACTGTAAACACCTAGTAAAAAACCTAGGACTACTATACATAAGATTTTTATTTTATCCATATCCTTACTCCACCGAAATAATCATCGGTATAATTGTCTCCCATTTTTTTAGACAAATGAGAAATGAACCATGAACTACCCATTATATAAAACAATAGGTAATCTGTCAATGAGATTTTTACATTGACTGGTTCTTTATAATTTGGACGGTTAGGCCCACCTAAAAAATTTGCAACGAATATCATGCGACTTCCTCTTCAAGTTCATACTCGAGCTCGTCAATCTCATTGTCTTTATCTCTGAGTGCGTCCTCGAAAGGTTCTACCAAATCATAGATTGCAGATTCAAGTTCGTTGACTTTCTCTCTGACTTCTTTGATTTTCCACTCAAGGTCGGAAGAGTCACTTGCATCGATATTGTTATCTTCTGCAATACCCATGACCTTGATATAAATTTCTTGAGGAATGTTATCGTACTTGATAACCTTTGTCTCGTCATTTACTTTTCTTACTGCAGCCTCAAGTTCCCACTTTTCGTCATACAGTTTATCCAATTTTTCTTTACTCATAATTAATACCCACTTGTATAACATGCATATTCTGTAGCACAATCTTTTGTACCACATATGCAATATCCCTCTTTTGGTTCCTCACTAGGGTCGGGTGCAAATTCCTGTGGACTCAATGCACCGTATGTCTCTAGATTGTAAACATCTTGAGGGGTTAATTTACCACCACTTGTCTCTGACAAGATGGTGTGCCTATCTTCTATATTTTTACTCATACCTATATTATACTAAAAATTTGAAGGCATTGTCAAGGCCTCCGATTAAATTACCTATCTTATATGCGACACCATGTGTAGCTATAAGAATCTCCATTTGAGGTGGAAAGAAATAGAACCATGTCATGATTCCTAATATGATTATCAAAAGTGCAACTGCAACTTTGACTGTAAACTTTAACACACTGGGAAAAACTTTTATCCCAACATATATTACTGTAAGTAAACCAATGAGCTCTAACATTACTTCTTCTCCCAAGGTAATGTTATTCTCTCACCTCGTCTTTCTTCTTCTACTATTACACACGAGTAGAAAGCGAATACTCCCATAAAGAGAGTAATCACTATTCCAAATATCATGTCCATTATCTTAAGTAGTCGGGGCCATACAATCTCATAGAGTTAGGATTGATATCGTACCCATTGAAAAGATTTCCTCTTGGTGCATTCAACGCTGGTGTTTTCCAACCAGCACACTTAAGAACATCACCTTCTTTGAAAGTGATACCTGTTGCACCTTTCTGAAATTCTTTCTTGTTAATAAAACCCCATGCTGATTTCATGGAACCGTTCTCTTCTGAGTAAATACGAATGTATTTTTGACCTACAGAATAGTTGTGAGTAGTGACACCACGAGAATGTTCCCATCGTGTATGCATTGCATTAGTCAAGTCCTCACAAAGTTTCTCGACTAATTCTAAAAGTTCTTTATTCATACAGTCTCCTTTTTCAATCTATACGCATATTATAACAAAAAAGCGTACCTGTTGTCAAGGCAAAAGAAGGGACGGGTCTCACACATCATGTCGTGTAATAATTGTGGACTTTGTGATACTTGACCCGTTTGTCCCATTCCCCAGTTTTTACACCGTAAGAACTATTATACCATAGATACTGCCTCGTGGTCAAGGCCATATTTACTAATATAATGATAAACTGCTTTCTTCTCGTTGTCTTTCAATTCACTCAAAGACTTCATTCCATATGTGGTATTGATAGTGACTAACTTATTACCAGCAGTCACAGCTGCATTCCACATTTCATCATTCTTTGGATATAGTTTGTTTAGTTCACAAAGGGTAATTAGATTCCTACCCATACGAACAAATTTCTCTTCGTTATCATTAACGAAATTTTCATATAACGCCATTACTTACTCCTTTAGTTTGTAATGAGTATATTCTATCAAAAAGCGTAGGGCAGTGTAAAGGGGGTTTTTATAATCCTGCTTTGATTTTATCTAGTTCGAGGATTTTCTTGTTGATAACATCTACACGGTTAGGCCAATAGATATAGTCTTTATCTGAATCCTTTGCTAGGTTCTCTAACAGTGGACGAACAAAATCATCTAGCTTCTCTATGATTGCGTTTGCACTAGCTGTACTACTATTGATAGTAGAGTCGACTGACTTAAGTTCGTCTGCGTCTAAAGCTGCAAATCCAAAATCGTTATATTCTATTTTATCTGACATAGTTATATTTATGTAGAATTGTTGGTGAACATTTGAAAATCTTCTTCGATTTCTTTTAATTCTTTTTTGTATTGTTGAACCTCTAGATAATTATCACGGTGTTCTAGTGTAAGATTTGTCATGACTGGATTACCCGAATACCAATCAACAATTAGATTTTCTATACAATCAACAACTTCGTCATAAGTCAATGAAGGTATTTCTACATGTTCAACCAGTCCTAGGTTCAAAGTTATAATACCACATTTTCTATCTGAGTTGTAATTTAAATTATCTGCAAGGTGATTGAGAGCTGCCTTCTGAGCTCCATATAGATATCCCTTACTAATATTTGGTCTCCCTGCGCGTGAGCCAATATTGATTATGAGTTTATTTTTGTCATGTCTCCACTCACTAAATGCCTCATTCAACAAATCAGTTTGAGAGAATCCAACACTTGCATTGTTGATAAAGATATCAAAATGTTTCCATGGTATCTCTGCCTCGACTCTGCACGATTCGATTTCTAATTTCTTGTATACGATTGTATCATGCAACCTAGAAATGATTGCACCAGCCAGTTTACTTTTTCCTGTTATTAGAGCTTTCATAGTATTCCTTTATTAAATCAAATGACGGTTTGCCGAATAGTGAACCGTCTACACTACATTTGTTGCAAGGTGAATGTGACCTATCACCTTTCATTAATCTCTTCCTTATCTTATCCATGGGTTTGGAGAACCATACATCATGTAAAGATGATTGTAGCAGATTCCCGATGACATGTTCTCGTCCCCAGTCATTTGAACAAAACAATACATCTCCATTCCAATCGACAAACAACTTATAAAAAGGATAATGGCAAGGCTTGCCCACCAAAGCTTTGATATCTTCTTCTTCGATTCCGACCCAGTCAATTTTTCCACTCCTGTTATTTAAAATTAAACCATGTTTTTCAAAATCACCCCAATGCATTCTGAACTTGTACTGGTCTTCCCTGTACCCTTCCATAATGTTCTCGAAGTGTTCTATCTGTTCTATTCCGTCATAAAGATTTATATAGAGTAAATCTAAACCAGCTCTGTATAATCTTTCGACATATTCTTTCGTTAACTTATCACCGTTTGTATTACATTCTAATGTTGCAGTGGGTAGATAAAAGTTGAACTCTTTTACTATCTCTACGAAATTAGGATTGAGAAGATTTTCTCCAAACCCACTGAATGATATTTTTCCTTGATATTGATTTGCACTTAATTCTTCTGCAATGGTTTGAGCACCCTTAACTGTAAGGTGGAGATTCCTGTTGGGAAATACTGTTGGGTCATGTCTTGGACAAAAGACACATGTCCTGTTGCACAACTCAGTAGTATTAATTTCAACCGTAAGAATTGAGTCAAGTGGGTCTCCTGTTAATTGTTTGCTCCAATGTTTCTTCTCCTGTTGTCTTCGATGGTCGAGAAAATCGAATTGGTCAACCGCTGTAATCGGAATGTTTCGCTTCGATGTGTCGTTCATCTTCTTCTGTTTCTCTTATTAAATTATACTCAACCTTGTCGTTCTCTTTCCATTGTGTAATAAATTCTTTAGGTAATAATGTGTAGACATTATCATATTCACGAAGTAAGTTTTCTGTTCTAGGATTCCCGTTTCTTTTTGTAAAGTATGTCTTTGCAATATACTCATATAGTTCTGGCCTGTGTAAAGGTAAAACTGAAAACAATAATCGGTGGTCGTCACGAATAACTCTTATATTGTCGTACCACCTCAATCCAACTATGTTAACCATGTCCCATGGTAAATCAAAACGAAGAAGACTATCATCGTCTGTTGGTAGTTCTTCTTCGTATATTGTAGATTGTTTTTGTACTGAATGAGGACTTACTATACTATTTGAAGTATCCGCCGTCTCTATCATTGTTGGCTTCATCTTCTGACTCCTCAGTTGCACTTACGAACTCTCCACTATCCTGTAAGTCACTGATAAATTTTTCAGTTGCTTCTACGAAGTTTTGAATCATAGTTGCTTTCGGGTCTTTAGTCGATACTCCATCGAAACCTAAATTAAGAGCTTCCTGTCTAATCTTAGACTTAGTCATTCCTTTTAGTTCTGACTCAGTAGGTATAGTCACCTCTACAGTTTCTTCTTCTTCTGTTGAAGGTGGTGTATCAAACTCTGCAATGTCATCTTCGTCCACCATTCTCACTTTAGGTGATTCGGGTGTAGGTTCTACTAAATCCTCTAGACCAATGCCTAAATTATCTCTAACAGACTGTGCTTCCTTCTCGTCTAGTTCTCTCTTGATAATATCGGGTTGATTAGTATCTGAGATAACTGGTTTAGGATTAACTACTGTAGTTTCAGACTGTGGTATTGTTGCACCGTCTTGTGCAACTGACTTTGTACCATTCCCATAATTGGGTGTGACTGGTTCGTCATAAGCTGGGTTGTCATAGACACTCTCTACTTCTGCAACTTCTTCTTCAAACTCTGCAGTCGTTGTACCTGATGCAATAGGCTCAGGTTTGTCAAAAGGTAATTCTTCTTGTACCTCGGGTGAAGGTTCGGGATTCAATGCCCTTGCCTTTTCGAATGCACGACTAACTCCACCTGTTGCAGCTTTACTTTCGTCAAGTAATTTCTTTAGTGTCACTTGTTGTTCTGCAGTTAGGTTCTCTGTTTCTTCCCCAACATTGAGACCAACTTTACCGTCACCGTCTAAGTCGATATGGATTCCATGTGATGCAAGTACAGCTTCAAGTTGTCTTGCTTTCTCTTCTGCAGTCTTCCTTCTTTTTCTTTCACCGTCTCTTGCAGCTATCAAATCATTTTCTTTTCTTGCAATCTCAGTTTGTTTTTGAATCAAATGTTCTTCTTGCAACTGAGCCATTCTGTTTTGTGCTTGTGTTAACTGAGTTTGATATTCGTCAAGACCAAGTTTCAATTCATTTCTCACTTGCACATAACCGTCAAGGTCTTCGGGTTTAGTTGGGTTCTGTAATGATTGGTTCATAAGAACCTGTGCCAGTTGAGCAACTGTTGGTGAGACACTAACTTTGAAATTTGCAATTCTTTCTTGCAATCTTTCTAGTTCAGTTTTCTCGGGTACGGGTTGAGCAAATGTAGTAGGGTCTACATTGTGGTTCACTTTATTATCTTCTGCCATAATTATACTCCATGGAGTCCTACACGACTATTATATTCTTTACACACTTATGAAATCTACTGTGTACATTTCTATGTATAGTCTCGGAGGACACTAATATTTAGTTAATCGTAAGGTTCGGGAATGCCTTTTTCACTATGTCTAAAGTGACATTTTTGAATGGCCATTTACCGTCTTTTACGAGGTCAATCATTTCAGCTTCCTTATTAGGAATGCCTTCTAGTAGTTCTATCCACATAGTTTCTCTACGAACCTGTGGCACTTCTTCCGTCACAAAGTATTTGAACTTTCTGAATTCAAATCTCAATTGTGTCTCTGTTAAGTCTGACGCTGGTGCATCATTCTTATTGTACGGTGTTGCACCTTCGGGTAGTGTACTATTGATTTTAGAATCAAAGTACCACTGACATACTCTAGGAACTGCAGCGTTAGTTTCACTGAACACCTTCAATCCATGTGCAGCTTTATCTTCGTCTTCTTGTGCAACAATATCTGCTTGACAAAGAATCTCATACACATCTGCATTCTTAGTTAGGTTGACTCTCTCTGTAATCAACTCCATTACTGGTTTATTAGGAGAACCTTTTGGTCTCCCTCTTCCTCTTTTCTTTTCCGTCATAATGTAAAATCCTCTACATGATTTAATAACTCATTTAATCTATGAGTTCTCAAGTAATCGAATACTTTACCTTGTACTGGTTTTGTATTTCCATACTCATTTAATATTCTATCATTTACCTCTTCGGGTATGAAATCAAAATCGATTAAGGTTTGATTTCTTAGATAGTTCCTATAGTATTTATCGTCACTTTGAATAGTAATTCTCATGTACTTTTCTAGTATAGGTTTCCTCAAAGGTGTCTGTCTAATCCCTTCGTCCAAACAATTATCATTTGATAGTATGTTTGGTATCCCATCAGACTTATCACCCTTGAGTATATGTTCTTTCAAAAACTCCTGTGGGTCTTCGGGTTCTATAAATTTATTTAGATTAGGTGACCACTGTTTAACATTATCATATCTTTGCAACTGTTGAAAGTCTTTATCACCACTTACAATTAATGTAGGTTTACCTGTATCTAATATATATGCGTGTTGTGTAAGGACTGCAATGATATCGTCTGCCTCACAGTTCTCAACATACATATATCGATACGGGAAGTTCTCTTTGATTTCCATTTTAACTTTGTGTAATGTATCAAAGATTAATCCCCAATCTTTATCGTCAGCTTCCCTTGCTTTCTTTCTGTTTGCTTTATACAGTGGGAAGTAATCTCTTCTCCAAGGGTCGGCTGCATCTGTACATAGTACAATTTCACCATACTCTTCTGAGTATTTCTTCTGATAGTTTCTTACTGAGTTCAGAATCATGTGTCTTAACATGTCTTCTGATATCTCA